AAAATCTAAGTTTACTAAAACTTCAGTAGAAATAGGTAAGACTTCTGATATTGATCCCAATGATAAAAAAGCTAAAACCACTACTACTCAAGTAGGTATAGATCAGAACTCGGAATCTGCTGATTTATACATGCATTGGTGGAGTTCATGGGGTAATCCTGCTAATCCTACAACTAGTTTTGATAACAGATATCCATATAGTTTACAACCTCAAGACAGATATTCAAATTATCCTATAATTAAAGATGATGGGAAGTTTACTCCTAATTTGGTAGAACAGAAGAAAAAAGATAATATTCAAAAAACTTATGAACAGGTACCAATAGAAACTGGGGAATTACCAATATACAATAGTAAGGAGGATGCTATGGTAGCAACTTCTGCTAATGTTAAATTGAGTAAGGAAGAGTATAAAGCTTTTATTGATAATCTTAAAAAAGAGTTTGAGAAGAAAACTAAAAATCCAAAGAGTGGAGAAGAAACTGCCGAAGCAGTATCATTTATGAATACTCTTTCTAACTATACCATAACTAGAAAAGTAAACATAAAGAAAAAGGTTAATCCCATAGATTATGATCCTTTAAAAGCTACTAATAATGTA